GGATGACGCTATTGCCGCGTGAGCCGCGCGAATAACGCGACATGCTTTCACGCATCTTGCTCTCAGGGATGACGTACTCAGGCTCACCACCTTCACCGACTACGGCATTCGTTGGGCCAGTAACGTAGGCGCCTTCAGCTGCAAACAAGCTAGGTGCGCCCCCTACTTGGATTTCAGGCCCAAGGCCAAAACCTGCGCCGCTTTGAATTGCATCTGGCTGAACAACGTCACCTTTGGTTCCCATCCCAGCGAAGGCGCGTGCAATTCCAATCGCGATATAAGTTGCGATCATTTGCGTGGCTGTCTCCATCAAAAGATCAGCAACTGTCATCAAGAAGTCAGCAAAAGCTTCTTTAGCACTTTTGGTTCCCGCAACAACCTGTTGTAAGTTGCTAAATAAATTATCAACAACTGGGCCAGTAAACGCAAGTGCATCGCTAAAACGTGCTTGAGCTAAAGCAGCCTCATCAATTGCTGGCTGGTACTCTTTAAATAGTGAAATTTGATTTTTTATGCTATTCTCTTGATCCCTGAGCTTGTCTAAAGCGTCTTTTCCAATACTGGATCCAAACTGGCTGCCTTCTTTTATTTGATCCTGAACGTTTTTCAACTTAGAACTCATTCGATCCAAGTTTTCAGCAAAGAGAAGAGCCTGTTCGTTTTCCAGCGCGGCGCTGTCAGCAAAAAAGCCTAATCCCGCACCTATCGTGCTCAATTGAGCAGAAGGGTCTGTAGACCTAACTGCACGATCAGCGGCAATTTTTGCTTCAATACTTTGGAGTTTTAGTGCTTGCTCCACTTGAAGACGAGCTATGTTGTAAGCACCTTGTTGCTGCGTTCTATTCTCAATATTTAGATAATACTGTTTCTGCAATAAATCTGTTTGCAGATCGTACTCTCTGTTTATAGCACTTCGCCTTTCCAACTCTGGTACTCCGATTAAAGCACTCTTTCTTCCAAGATCTAAAATCTCCTGCTTGCGGCTCAGTTCTATATCTAATACGTCCAGGTCTTCTTCAAAAAAAGCGAACCTTCCTTTCCTCATCTTCTGTAAGTTTAATTCTGCTTTTTGAATATCAACTGTAGACTGGATTATTTTTGTAGCACTTGAAATTTGCTCTTTTTCTATTTGACGCTCTGCAGCAATGCGAGCATTCTCGCGAGCAGCTTCTGATTGTTTTATTGCCTGTTGAGTTAAACCTTTTTCTAACTTTAATTCTCTTTCTTTAGCGTCAGACAGTTCTCCTTGCAGCTGAATTTCAATTATATCTAATTTGTTTTGTTGCGCTTTGATCGCTAAGTTGCCTTGCTCAACTGCAAAAACATCGCGGCGGGCGTTTAGCCGCCCTTCTTCTAGCTCTGCGCTCTGCTTGGCCAAATCTGTTCTGTCTTTAACTACTTTGTTTATTTGTTTTTCTAAATCTAGGTAAGCGTCGACTTCTGGGTCTTGCTGCAACGTTTTAACTCTTTCAGCAAGTCTTGCGCGTCGTGCGGTCTCAAATTCTGATCGCGCAGCAGAACCTACGCCTGTAATCGTGCCAGAAGGCTTGCCAGCCTGCTCCTCAGCACGTCTTAACTGTTCAGGCTTAGATATACCGCCAAATAAGCCCGTTGTTAAATTATTAAGGCTAGTTAATAAAGGAGCGAAAGCCGCGGTCGTAGCCGCACCAAATCGCTGCAAGGCGTTAGCCGAGTCTTGAGCGGAGCGTCCCAGCTCCTTGATGCTTTTGACTCCTTCTTCACCAACAATTCCGAACAAACTTCCTTCAGCAGCGGCACGCGCAGCTCCGCCAATACCTAATGTCTCAGCAAAACTAAGTGATGCAGCCTGGTTAGTTCCAGCTATCCCAAATTTTTCAACAAGCGTCCCTATAGAAGTTGAAGCCTTAGTCGCCTCTATTGCGAATGTGTTTGCAGCTGCAGCTGCTTTATCAAGTTGTTGACCAATAGCACCAAAGAAAACACTTCCGCCCATGCCCCCAAGGGCGCCACCAATGCCACCCCCGATTACAGAGCCTGGCCCGCCACCGAACAGTAAGGGGAAACCGATTCCAGTGCCAAGATCGGTAAGCTTACGCCTAACAGAACTGCTACGTTCTTGCTTGGCCTGCCGATTAACTCTTGCAAGAGCATCAGCCTCTCTTTTCGCGGCTTTAGCGTTTTCGTTTCTAGCTCTTGCCTCTTCTTCTTTAAGTTTTTTTTGTGTTCGTAAAATTCTAAGTTTATTTTGCCGACCTTCTAATTGTTTCTCACGTTGCTCAAGAGTTTGCATCCCAAGAAACGCACGCCGAACATCTTCTTCAGCCCTGGCAAGCCTGCGTACTTCTTTTTCAGCTACAACAGTTGCCTCGACAAAATTTTTAAACGAACCCTTTGCTGTATCGCTAACAGCAGAAAGCGATCTAAAGGTAGAAACAAGGTCAGCAACTCCGGCTTGCGTCTTTTTGCTTGACTCGCCAGTTTTAACAAGCCTTGTGGCAAGATCGTTTAATTTCTTTGTAATTGTTCCAATTCTGTCGGATTCTCCAGCTCTGCCGGGCAGTTTTCCTGAAATATCTAATTCCTTGCCAGCTTTTGCTAAAGCAGCTTCTAGCTGCTGGACAGTTCTTATCGCCCGTTGAAATTTCTGCTCACCCTTAAGGTTCAGATTAAGATTGATCCCAAAATCTGACACGGTTTGACAGCTACCTCGTCTGATCCTACCGCCTAGACATTGCTTGCGCCCTGCCTGAAATTTTTGCGTCTTGAATTGCTTTCCCCTCTTGTTCGTTTTTTAATTCAAAAAACGCTGCCCACCCAATCAGCTCTTCCTGCGTCAAAGTTTGTGAAAGCTGGGCAACAGTCATGCCCAGCTCCTTCGCTAACGCGTATATGAAGAACCAATCGCCATTAGCTTTTTAGCTCTGCTTTCGCTTCCTCCACCTTGCTGTCCGCTCCAGAAGAAAGCATGGCTAGCTGAATCTCTTGTAGCACAGAAGCCTCTACGGAATTTCTCAAAACGGCCCTTTCGCCGTCTTGGAACAAACGCTTGCCGTCAACATCTAGTGCTTTTCGGATCATCATCCCAAGAGCAAAATCACCTGCGTCCTCAGAGTCAGAATTTTTTTGGATCGATTCACGCTCAGCAATAGTTAAAGGGTGCCAGTAGATCTCTAACACTGTTTCGCCGTCCTGCTTTACTTCATGCTTATACAGCTGGCTTACGCCAAATTTGTTGCGAAGAAGCTCTGTAGCCCGCATGAAAGACCGACGTGTTCTTAATACAATACTACGCCGTAGCAGTAAATTGGCAAGAAATTACTCCGACAAAGTGGGATCTGTCCTCAATATCAAGCGGAGTAGGCCCAACAATGTCCAAGACTCTGGGTTTAGTGCTAAACGTGTCTACATAGTCACTAGAGTTCACTGAAGTCAAGCCGTCAATAACAGATTCACTTATTGCTGCCAAGACTGACGTTCCAGCAGCCTTTGGCACGTAGACATTGCACTGGATCGTCCCAGCATAGTAGTCCTGCGCTGCTCCTTGGTTCTGAAGTGTTGATTGGCCAAAGCTAACGGACATAAGAATGTATTTTTCTGTTTTACCTGGAGTTGTAAATGCAACGTTGTCGTATTTCATCAGCACAGTGTTATCGACTGCCACAACAGCGTCAGTAACTGCCTTCTCAAAAGCTGCTCTGGCATTAACTAAGGTCATGGTTACAGCTCGGTATAGCCAGTATAAATCGAACCAGCTTGTGTCCCGAACGTACCAATGCCTTGCCGAGACCCTACAGAGATACTGGCCTTGCGCTCTTTAAATGCTGCATCGACTAAAGCTTTCATCTCAGTCCCTTGCACAAACTGTTGGACTTTACCGCTTTCTAAAGCGTAAATTGAATACTCAGCCGTATTGCCAATATAAACACGTTTCTTGTAGCTATAAGCTTTGCTAGGAGGGTAAAATCTTTGGTCAATTTTGTATTCTTTGCTTTTAGGGTCTTTTGCTTTGCGCTGCCTAATCTCGGACCACGGCGAAAAATCTTTCACTTTATCTTTAGCAACAATTGGAGAAGTATTTACTTTCCAACTTGATGCAAAAAAACCAGTATAAACGGGACTTCGCTTTTTAGTAGCAAGACGCCTCATGATGGTTGCAATTAGCGTGTTGTAACTTTGTTGCAAATGAGCTTGAACTTCAGCTTCGATTTGCTTGCTAACGCTTCCGGCCATCAGAACCGCACCAATAAAATAAATAGGTACTCTTGGCCGCCCTTGTAGCCTCGGATGTCGGTTATTTGAGCCACACGGCTAGATCCCGCGTATTTAAGAGTTACTGTGTCTTCGATAGTAGGTTGATTATCTCCAATTTGATCGGGGGTAATGTATAAACGTGCTTTGCGCTCTTCGCGTCCTTCCTCCTCCTCGGTATCGACAAACTCGATTGGTGCGTCAAACGAGTAAGACGTGTCAGTCGTCGTCAACGCACCAGTGCTGGTGTTATACACTGGCGATGCCTTACGCGTGTAAATGACTGTCGTGTCAAGGGATTTACCCAGATCAGCGACAACTGATTTGGCAACGTTCTTGAATAAACTGTCTAACGCTCCTGCCATCTCAACCTCTCACAGTACGAACTTGATAAGAGCCAGAGCCTCCAAGGCAATAAGCACCAAGATAAGACTGCAGCCAAGGGTAAACGTCGAATACGTTATTGACAGTTCCAGTAGCTTGGCTAGAAGTGTTGTACTTGACTTCAAGTTCTCCGAGCTTGACTTGCTCGTATAACCCCGTATCGCCGGTAGTCCCTGTAATCGAGTCCGTGTCATTTGCTAATGCACGTGCCAGTTCATAAGCAGCGTACTTAATGTCTGCTGGAATAACACTGCAAGTTAACTCAACGCGATCAACGTGATAATTATTGCGTGGCCAGCTCAAAGCTTGGCTTGTATCGCAACGATCACCGTAAAAATTCAACGAATCAATCCAGCGTGTTGCTGAAATTAATGCACGGTTCTTTTGATCGTCAGTCTTGTTGTCCCAAGTGCTGCTATCTGGAACGGTTTCAAAATACGTGTTGGCTTCTGCCAACGTCACATAGCTGTTGGCTGTCTCACTCTTGAGTGTGGCGTTGATCGTGGCAGCCATAAGACAATAATAAGGTGGCCCCACCTAATGGTAGGGCCTTTGCTCTGATCAGGATCAGATGG